GAAGCTGCAGCGGCACTGTTGCTTGCGTTCGTCGCACTGGTCGAGGCTTCAGTGGCCTTGGTTGTGGCAGTGGTTGCGCTCGATGCAGCGCTGGAGGCGCTGTTGGCAGCTTCAGTGGCCTTGGTCGAAGCTGCAGCGGCACTGTTGCTTGCGTTCGTCGCACTGGTCGAGGCTTCAGTGGCCTTGGTTGTGGCAGTGGTTGCGCTCGATGCAGCGCTGGAGGCGCTGTTGGCAGCTTCAGTGGCCTTGGTCGTGGCAGTGGCTGCGCTCGCCGATGCCTTCGCAGCGTGGTGCTTGGCGGAGTATTTGCCCGCCTCTACTGCAGTGTTCTCCGGCTCTTCCGCCCACTTCTGGGATTTGGTGGCGGACGTGGCCGCACCTGCCGCACTGGTGGCAGAGTCTGCAGCTTTGGTGACCGCAGTGGCTGCGCCGGTGGCCGCAGAGGCTGCGCTATTGACTGCTTCGGCCGCCTTCACCGTGGCCGTGGTTTGGCTCTCCGCTGCGCTGGTGGCGCTGGCTGCGGCGGCCGTCGCCGACTGGGCAGAGTCCTGGGCGAACTCCTCAGACAGCGTGATGTTGTGGTAGGTCTCAGTCTGCTGGACTCGAGTGATCAGATTCTCTACCCGCCCGGTGAGCTCGGAGACAGCGGCGTCGAACTGGGGGTAATTATTCGCAGACATTTGGCCTTCCCATGTTTATGGCTAGTATCATACCTGTAAATACAGGTCAGTAAATAAGCACGCCCGCATACGCCGCCGGAGTCGACAGTGCTGAGGGGTTCGCGGAGTTCGAGTAGGTGTCCATTGTCAGCCGCAGCGACATGGATCCTCCGGTTGGCGGGCCGTACCCATACGCGCAGTAGGCCACTGGCGTCTGGCCCTCGACCCCGTTCGGGTATACAAGGTCAGCGAACCGCAGGGTGTCCACCACCAGGTATCCGCCCGGTGCGGGGTTGGCTGAGGTGTACCAGCTGACCCGAAACCCTGTGTACGGCAGCGACGTAGAAGACAGGCTCCAAGTGGACGGGTTGTGAATCGCGGCGATCTTCAGGATGGGGGCGCCGGAGTCGAAGCTGATCCGACCGTCCGCCGTGCGGACTCGTAGCCCCCACCCGGCAGTGCTCTTCATGCCGGTGGCGAACACCTTGTAGGTCACCTGCACAGAGCTTCTGGCCTGGCCACTGACGGTGTAGTTGAAGCGCAGCTGGAACCCGGTCCAGTTGCCGGAACTGCCGATGTACGTGATGCCTCGGACGATGACGTCAGTCAGCGGCCAGGTGATGGCCACTATCGGCGGCTCCACAGACGTGATAACGCGGCTGAACGTCAGCACAGACGTGGGCCAGGCGCTGCCGCTGGTGAACACCGCAGCGGTGTACGTCCCCCCCTGAATCAGGGAGTAGTTCAGGAACACGTCGTCGATAGCAATTTCGCCCGCAGGGTTGCGGACCTTGAATCCCATGGTCATGCGATAGCCGCTACCCTGATCGTGCCGCTGGCATGAAAGTCAGGGCTGGTTGCGTAGGGGCGCCAGGACAGCCGGCCGCTGGCATTCAGGGTCACTACGTGCGGAACCTTGTCCGGGTCGGTCGGGGCGTAGAACCACACCGCGTTCAAATGGTTGTAGCCGGCCGGCAGCTGGTAGCTGCCAGACTGCCCTTTGACCGCCTGCACGCTGGCGATGAAGCGCAGGAACCTCCCGTCGATGGTCAGCTGTTGGCTGCCGTCTGACCCGTAGTAGATCCTCAGTCCATAGGCCATCAGCTAAGCAACCCCATCTCAACCCGCAGCACGCCGTTGGAGTCGTACACCCGGGTGCCATTGCTGTCCCGCACGGTTCTCCCCTGCCCCGCCACCTCACCGTTCATCTCGAAGCTGCCTGCCTTGGTAAGCCGCCAACCTGTCTGCCCGGCTACGAAGTTGCTGGACGTGATCTCGCTGCCGATTTTTGCCGAAGTGATCGCAGCATCGGCGATCTTGGCTGAGGTGATTGAGGCAGCGCGGATCATGGCGTCCTGGATGACCGTCTGGCCGTCTACGACGGCGAATGCCAGGGTGTAAGTGCCTCCTGACGGGTTGTAGACGTAGAACCTGTCGGCCACAGCCCCGATCTCGGACACATTGCCGTCCACGGAGATCCCAAACACTGCCTTCTTGCCGTTGACCGTGGCGGTCGTCACCGCACGGGCAACCGCACCATCGGTGTAGGAGGTCTGGGCGGTGAACTGCTGCTGGACGGAGGCGAACTGGTTTCCGGTGTTGCTGGTCAGCGTGTCGATCCGGGTGGACAGCGCACTGTCACCGTTGGCCCTGGCAGTCTGCTCGCTGGTGATCGCGGCAGCGTTGGCCGTGGCCGCTGCAGCTGCGTCTGTAGCCACCTTGTCGGTCACGGCCACCCAGGCAGTGCCGTTCCAGCGCTTCGGCGTGTTGGCGCCGCCTGTGGTGTCAATCCAAAGGTTCTGTGGCAGCCGATCTGCGGCAGACGGGGCAGCAGACTGGAAGAGGATCTTCCCGCGCCCGTCAGCCGTGGTCTGGGCGGATGCAGCGGAGGCTGTCACCGTGTCAATGCGGCTGGCCAGCGCGGCTTCGGAAGTGGCCCTGGCCTCTTGCTCTGCAGTGATCCTGGCGTTGATGTCCTCGCCCACGGACGCTTCAAGCGTGGTGATACGGGAAGCCAGGGCGCCGTCGGCGGCGGCGCGGGCCACCTCCTCGGTAGTGATTCGGGCGCTGATGTCCTCGCCGATCTCAGCCTCCAGGGTGTCGATCCGGGTGGCCAGCGCCCTGTCAGCGGTGGCTCTGGCCGTCTCCTCTGTGGTCACGCGCGCCGCGATGTCATCGCCGACGGAAGCCTGCAAGGTGTCGATCCGGGTAGCCAGGGCGCTGTCGGCAGTGGCCAGGGCGGTGAGCCGCTCCTCAACCAGAGCCGCGTTCTCGCCAACAGAGGCTTCTACCGTGGTGATGCGGCTGGACAGCGCCAGGTCCTGTTCGGCACGGGTTGCCTCTTCCACTGCCACCATGGCGGTAGAGCCGGAGTTAAGGGCGAGCACGGCGGCGTGCCGGATGGCCTCCAGCTCGCTACTCCACTCAAGGGCGGTTACTCCCGCCTCCACGGCGCCCATGCGACCAACCAGGGCTTCTGCTGCTTCCCGTGCGTCAGTGGCCTCCGTGACGGCCTGGCCGGCTTCGGCGAGCGCCTGGCTGGCCTCGGCACGGGCCAGACTCAGCTCTTCGCCTACGGCCTCCACACCCACCTGGCCGGCTTCGCTCACCATCTGCTCGAATAGGCCACCAGGCTTGCGAATGTCCGTGTCCAGCGCGGACAGGATGTCGTCGAACTCAGCGGTGGTAGTCGCCTGCGCCGGGACCCACGCAGAGAGTCCGTAGGCATTGGCGCCCCGGACGTAGTAGTAGTAGGTGGTGTTGGCCCGCAGGCCGGCGTCGACCAGGTCGGTGGACACGCTCAGGCGCTGGGCGTTGTCCTCGATCAGGTCGTCGGTCAGTGGCGCCGCCGATCGCCAGAACTCGTACATGGCTCCGGGGTAGATGCTGCGCGGGCGCAGGGCAACGCTGAAGGTCGACACGCTAACGTCGATGCTGTCCGGCGGCGTTGGAAGCAGGAGGCCGGCAATGTTGACGACGCGGGACACCCAGGCGGAGCCGATACCCAGTGCGGTGACAGAACGCAGGCGCAGCATCCACTCCCCGCCAGAGGCATCGAGGATGTCCGTGGAAATACCCGCGCCGGTGTACACCGTGCGGAATGTTGGGTCTGTCGGCCCCTGGACATCCAGGACGTAGGTCTCCACCCGAGGGTCACTGCTCGGGGTCCAGCTCACGAGCAGCCCCTGGTGCTCGGTCCCGCCCGCCAGGTACTTGTACGCCTCGACGGTGATGTCCATGGGCGGGGCCACAGGTCCCCTCGGGAGTAGGCTGTTGCTGGGCTCAGCCAGCTGCAGGTCCAGTTCCACGCGGGCGTACTTGTTCGGGTCGTGCTCGGTGGCGGTAACCTTGTAGGTGGCGTCGGCGTTCTCAGTTACCGACACCACCCTATACAGGGGCGGCTCCACAGCGGCAGACGAGAGGATCCACAGGGCTCCTGGGATCGGCGTGGTGCTCAGCGGCTGGACCAGCTCAACCTGGTTGCCGGCGAACATGCGAATCTCTCGGCGCTCGATGTTTCCGGCGGGCATCATCACGCTGAGATACCAGGCAAGACCCGAAGCCTCCGCTGGAACCTTGTCGAGGGTGACGAACGTCGTACCGGTCTCCACTACCCGCCCGCTCAAGCGCGCCCCGGCGCGGTCTGGGTCAGACAGCTGGATCAGGTCACCAGGGCGCAAGTCGGCGTGGTCGATGGCCGCCGAGTAGCTGACGGTCTCGGTCTCCATACGCTCGGAGTACAGGATCCACTTGCCCAGACGGTGGGCCTGTCCACGAGAAGAACAGGCGACGGCTGTGACCTGGGTCTCTCGCCAGCCGAACAGGTCGACGCTGTCAGGGTCCTCTACGATCTCGGGCTTGGCCTTGAAAGAATCCTCGGGGTCGTTCCACATGACAATGGCGACCGAGTGCCGTTCCTTCAGGGAGGTACCGGAATACTCGAACTCGCCGTTCACCACGTTGGCCGGCGCCACCAGCTTCTTCGGGTCAGCCGGCATATCAGCGACAGCTACGACTGTGTTGGTTCCCCAGTAGGTCATCCCGCGGAAGACAGACGCCAGGGTGCTGAGCACCGTGATCGCCTCCTGCCGGTCGTTCAGCAGGGTGTTCAGCGTGAACCGGGGCTCCATGCCGCCGTAGCCGTCCGGAACCAGCTCGTCACAGTATCTGGCGATCTGGTAGAGGCCCCACTTGTCTACGTTCTCCAGGCCGGCGCCGATCACCGGATGGGTGGCCAGGTCGTAGTAGGCCCAGGCCGGGTTGTCGGTCCAGGCCATCTTGAACGTGCCGTCCCAGATGCCGGCGTACTCTCTGGTCTCCGGGTTGTAGTTGCTCGGCACCTTGATGATGCTGAGCTTCATGTCGTAGGCGCGGGACGGCATCTTGTTGCCGAACAGCCGGGCGTCCAGCTCGATCCCGACCAGGGCGGAGTCTGGGTAGCTCAGGCGAGCGTCCACCACCTCGGTCATCGTCAGCCAGCTGAACGCGCTCTGGGTGTTGGACTGGGCATCGTCTGCGGAGAGCCGGCGCACTCGAATGTCCCAGGGGCCTTCGGTATCGAAGTTGATTCGGTAGGAACGCTGGTAGGGGCTGGTGGTCTTGCCCGAGATGTGGTCTATGACCCTCGGCGCCCACTCGCCTCCGGCCCGCTTGGCGTCAATGGCGACCGAAACCGTGTGCCCCTTGAGGTCACCAGTCTTGACAACCTGCTTAGTCAGGGCGGCCAGTTGGATCGTCACGACCACGGCGTCGGCATCGGTGTTGGACACACTACGGACGATCGGGGTATCGAACTTGACCTGGGCACTCACCTCAATCGGGTTTTCAACGGCGCGGAACCCCGGTACCACATCCTGGTCTGGATACCCTTCTCGGGTAGCTACCACCGCCCCGGCGAAGTTCATGCTGCCGTCGGGGTTCTGCATCGGGGTGCCGTCGAGAATCACCGAGCGCAGGCCGTTCGCCAGGCCAACGATGGGGCCGTGAGCAATTAGGTCGAGAATCCGCCCCTTAGACACGCTCCGCAGGGTGTTCGGCGCTTCCACCGGAACCCGCTGCTCGGCCTTGTCCTCGCCGCCCTTGGCACCACGAATGTCGATCAAACTGCAGTCTCCTCTGCGTACAGCGCGGCGCTCACCACGATGCTGCCCACCACTACTCGGCCGTAGCCGCGAGGCACTGCTAGGCCCTGGGAGGACGTGTTGGTTGGGCCGTTGAATAGGAAAGAGGGCCGCTGATCGACGCTCTCCTGCTGGGCGATGTTTGCGCTGGGGACCTTGGTGGTCATCTGGATGATGCCGCCGACCATCATCCCGATGCCCAGGCTGATGGCCCAGGCCTGCCCGGTGAACATGCCTACGGCCACCAGCACGGCGCCGATAATGGTCTGGAACAGGCCGCCCTCCTTGGCGCCGCTTAGCGCGGGCATCAGATGTACGTCCCGCTGGGCGCCGAGAGTGACGGTCAGGCCGTCCTCGCCAACGTCGTCCTTCTCCTCCAGCGCGCCACGCAGGATGTGCCAGTTGTGGTCCTCTACGTCCTTGCGGAACCCTGGCAGCTGCGCGCAGAGGGCGTGAACAGCTTCCGCAGGCGTGGCGACATCGAGGGTGAACGACTCCCCGTACCGCTCTTTCAGGAACCCGTGCAGGTGGAGAGTCTTCATCCGACGTACCTCAGCCAGTGGGTGATCATCGGCAGGTACCGAGCAACTGGCTCGCGGATGGACAGCTTGTGCGGGTCGTACGGACGCAGGGAGCCGGCCTGGTGCAGGGCGAGGTCGCCCTCCACCAGGATTCCGCCGTGGTTAGGTACAGGGCTCTTCAGCTGGGCCAGCCACACGTCGCCTGGCTGGGCCTCGGACTGGTCGATGCGAGCGAACCCTGCCTTGGAAAACCCCTCGGTGAACAGCTCCCCGCCGGCCTTCCACCACTCCCAGCTGCGCGGGAACTCCAGGAGTCGAATCCCCTTCTCCATCCAGTAGTAGTCGCGGATCAGGGCGTAGCAGTCGGTCACCCCGTGGCGGAATGGGCGGCCAACTAGCGGGGCCCGCTCAACCTGGTCCCCCCACCAGCAGATGTCGGAGCACTCGTTGCCGTCGGTGGAGAGGACCCCCCATGGCACAGCGGCGCCCATCTGGCCCCACATATCGCCTTCTGACGGTACCGGGTGCCCGTCCGGATGGCTGTGAACCACGGCCAGCAGGGTTTCGGCCAAGGCTTTTGCCACCTCGGCCGGAGCTATCTCGAAATAGTTGTGCGGATCTGCCGCCACATTCCGCACCTGGCGGCAGCCCTTCCCGGTGATGACCCAGACGCCTTCTTCCGGGTAGGCCAGCAGCGCCTCTTCGCGGATCTGCCGAGAGAACTGGTCGAACATCACAGCCTCCCTACGCCAGGGAAGCCGTAGTAGGGCAGCACAGCGGCCTCGCCGAAGTGGCGCTTGCAGTCGCTGATCCGCTTCCCGCAGCGGGCTTTGGTCGGGTCGGATGTCGGCTTCCCGCCCTTGGTGTACATGGCCTCACCTGCGTAGGGGCAGGTCACACCCTGGTAAACCCAGCGGCCACCGGACCAATACCGGAATCTGTGCGAACAGGAATCCCTGAGCACCTGGCGGGCCGGCAGCATCTTGCCCTGCTGGTCCATTTTCGCGGACAGCTCGAACTGCAGCAGGTTGCGCTTCTGCGAGGTTTTGCGCTCGATGACAAAGTGATCCGGAGGGAACATCGCCTCCGGGTTGGGCGAGACCCCGTCGTCCAGGTACTTGCGGTAGGTGCGGATACGCACGACCGGACACCCGACAAGGTCGTCCGAGTCTAGGACCAAGGACAGGAACGCCAGGTCCACGGCGGCAAGAGTGAGGGTCGGCCTCGGCAGCGTGCCGGTACTGTTCCAAGAGAACCCCTCCACCGCGATGGGCAGAGGGGTGTACTCGTAGCCGTTGAACTGGATGGGCAGGCCGTCTACGGAGGTCGGGGAGAACCGCAGGATTCCGTCCCCGAACTTTCTCGCGTCCAGCTCGAACATGACCACTACCGCGTCCTGCTCAAGTCTCTGGATGTCGGAGGCGATCAACGTGCTCATATAGGCGCCGGTGCAAAATGTCTGCCCATATTCCCATATTTACAGGCCGCGTTCAAACAGGGTTGAAGTCCTGTTTGAAGCTCGCGGTCAAGTTGCAGTCGTTGTAGTCCTTGTGGGTGAAGTTCACCGCGGTGCACACCACCTTGTGGACCTGCCCTGTGGTCAGGTCGGTCCAGCGGAATGCCTTCCAATTCATGCGGGACTTCAGCCAGTCGTAGGTGTCATGGGCTGCCTCGGGAGACAGGAACGACCAGGACAGCGACCAGGTGTCCTTCGTGTGATTGATGCCGGCTGGCCGGCGCAGCTCGTAACCGTCACCCAACTCAATAGTTTGTACCTTGGCTTCCGGGGTCGCGGCCTGGCCCCAGTCCTGGGGCCCGATGTCCGGGAATACGTCGAGACTCATGCGGTTCGGTTCCTGATCCAGTTATCGAGGGCCCCGTTGGGGCGCGTCTGTTCTACCAGGGTCGACATGACCACTCCCTTGACCATGTCAGCCACCTCTTTGCCCCGCCCGGCGGCGTCTCCGCCGGCATCCTCGCCAACCTGCACCACGATCTGAGGTGCCAGGGTGATGGCGTATTCCCCGCCCCCGCCTCCCAGTTTCTTGGCGGTCGCCTCCCTACCAGTTACGTGGGCCGGGCCCTGGACGATTTCCGGGCCGTACTCACCCACGATGCCGTACTGGCCATAGGGAATAACTCCCCCCTTGTCGTAAGCCCCCGCGTAACTGCTGCCGCCTCCCCCGGAGCTCATCTGACCGATGGCCAAGGCCGCGACAAGGCCCGCCGATGCGTAGCCCTGGGCAGTGATGAACGTGGCCAGCGACATCCCCAGGACTTTGGTGGTGTCCCCTGGAATGGCCATGGCCTGGGCTGCGGCCAGGTGCGTGTACATCAGGATCTGGGCAATCGCCAGGGCCTTCTGGGCCACGAACGCGGCCTTCTGAGCAGTGGTCGCGCCCTCGGCCACGCTGGCGAACTGACCGAGCAGACCTTCGGCGCTGTTCATCATGGAGATCATGGCCATCTTTCCGGCCTGTTCCCCGTACTCGATGCGGCTCTGGTCCAGCGCCTTGCTCTGGTCGGTGAAGCGCTGCTGGGCGGTCAGCAGGGACTGGTTCTTCCGGTCTTCGATCTCCAGCAGTCGGCGTGCATGCTCCTCCTGGTCAGCCAGTTTCAGGGCGTCCAGGGCCTTCTGCTGCTCGTACGCCTGGTTCGCAATGTTGATCTTGTCCAGCTCGTAGCCGTCGCCCAGCTCAGTCTTGCGGTTTGAGTACCAGCTGAGCCCCTGGGCCCGTTCCATCTCGGTGGAAGCCCATTCGCCGAACGGAGTCGAAGCGGAGTCACTGAGACCGGTCGGAGCAGTCGGCGCCCCGTTGAGGACCGCCTCCTTGTCGCGCACCTTGATCGCGCTGGCGAGCCGACTGTACTCGTCCATCGAGACCGCACCCTCCTTGAGGAGGCGGTTCAGCTCGGCCAAGTCACCCAGGGTCTCGGAGAACGGGGAAGTCCCGTACCCCTCTCGCAGCGCCTGCAGAGACTGGTAGTTCTTGTCCTGCTCCTTGGTCAGCTCGTAGTGGCCCCTGGCCAGCTCCTCAAGCGCCTTCGCCTTGTTCTCGGCGGAGATCTTCCCCTTGTCCATGAGCAGCTGCAGCTGCTCTGTCTTCTTCTGGGTGTCCTCCAGCGAAGCGCCCAGGGGGTCGAACCTCTGGCGCAGGGAGGCGTAGGTGGACTCGGCCGCCTTGAGCGCCTGCTCAGCCTCCCTGGCGGCCTTCTCAGCAGCCTTCTCGGCCTCCGACTTGCCGCCCTTCGGCTTGTTCTTCTGCTCGATGTTCGTGCGCAGCTGCCTGATCTGCTGCAGCAGTTCCAGTTCGGCCTTCAGTCGATCGGCTTCAAGCTCGTCATAGGTTCCCTCGAAGCTGGTCCCCTTGAGCAGGTTGTATTCCGCTCGGAGGGCGACCACGTTTTCCAGGCGCACCTCCAGATCCGCAAGCTGCTGCTCGTCGGTCATGTGGAACTGGGTAAGGGCGTCCTGGGCGTCCGCCAGGCGGGTGGCGCTGTCAGCCACCTCGCTGTAAAGCTCGGCCTCCTTCGCCAGAAGGTCGTTGCGTTCCTGGTTGAGCCGGTTGTAGCTGTCCTGTCCTGGGCGGCTCTTCGTGTCGTTGTCATTGATGGCCTGGTCGTCCTGGGCCACCAGTGCATCTATCTCCGCCTGGACGATGGCACGCTTGCGCTGCAGGGCGATCAGCTTCTCAGCGGCGGTGGCCTCCTTCTCCATAGCTGCCGCTGCGGCAGAGGACTGACTAGCCAGCAGGTCCGCGGAGGAGACCTCCCTCAGCGTGATCATGCGCTCCTTGACCTTGTCGGCGGCGGCCTGGGTGCTGACCACCTGCTCCTTCGCCTGCTCCCACGCGGCCTTGAGCTTCTGGACATCCTCCCAACTGGTGGTGAAGCTGCCGGCGTTGAACTCCCCAAGGGCCTCCCTGTACGCCTTGGCCGCGTCCGCCGCCTTCGTGATCTTCTCCTCCTGCTGCTGGAGCAGGCTGAGCCGGTCGGCTTCGGTTGTCTTCAGGCGCTCAAGGGAGTCCTGAGCGTTCTTGATGTTCTCGTTGTACTTGGCGATCTGGCGGTCGATGTTGGCGTATTCGCTCTCCAACAGGTCCGTCGGCAGACCTTGCTTCTTGCCTTCCTCGATCAGGCCGGGCAGGCGGGACTTGCGCTGAAGGGTTTGCTCGATGCTCTGCTTTTCCGACTCGATCTGGTCCTTCAGCGCGTCACGCTCTTTGGCCAGGGCCACGCCCATGATCGACTCTTTCAGCTTGTCGTAGCTGGCCTTGAGCTCGTCCACCTTCTCTTTCTGCGCCCTGGCGGCTTCCTCGGTGTCAGTGCCGAACACCGTGGCCAGCGCGGAGCCGATACCGTACAGAAGGCCGACCCAGCCCAGCGCCCGCATCAGCACGCTGGCGCCAACGGCTAGCTTGCTCAGCCAGCCGGCAGCTACGGCCGCCGAGGTGGAGAACGCACTAAGCGCCATGGCACTGCCGGCCGCCATGGTTGCCTGGGTACGCATGGCCGCGCTGGACCCTGCGGTGTGCAGGGACAGGGACTGCATCGAGGCTCCGGTTGTCGCTGCCCTGGCGCTCAGGATGCCCAGGCCCTCGCCCAGGGACTTAGTGTCGGCGGCGAATGCCGAAGCCACGTTGCCACTGGCAAACTTGAACGCCAGGATCCCGCCCACCATCTGCGCGAGGGCGACGGCCGTGCTCTCTGCTCGGGCGAGAATCAGGTCGAGCTGGGTGAGAGAGTCACCTTCCTTCAGCGGTACGGTCAGGTCGATCAAGCTCTTCGACAGGGTTGCCGCACCCAGGCGCAGGCGGCCTTCTACGTTGTCGAACGCAGCCAGCTTCACTTCCTCGAACGAGGAGATGACCTCCTTCCAGTCGTACTTCAGGCCATCGGAGATCTTGTCCCGCATGCGCTCTGCGGCGCCGGCCACGTCGTCCAGGCCGCGGCGCAGCTGTACCAGGTTGTCCGCCTGGTCGACCAGGGCTGCGATCGGCGAGGTGGCGTACACGCCTACCAGGTCCTGGATGGCCGACAGGCGCTCAGCGCCCGAAACATCCTTCAGCTTGGTGCTCAGTTGCCCGATGATGTCGACCAGGCCCCTGGTCTTGCCCTCTGCGTCGAGTACAGAGATGCCGTACTGCGACATCATCTCCGCGCCCTTCTTGGTAGGGTTCAGGATGCTGACGAACAGTCGGCGTAGCGCGGTACCAGACCGGGAAGCCTTGATGCCGGAGTTGGCCAGGGCCTCGATCGCCGCGACCGTGTCCTTCATCGACACGCCTGCGGTGTGTGCGGCCGGGCCGGCGTAGGTCAGGGCGTTGGCCAGCTGGGTGATGTCGGTGTTCGAGCTGACCACGGCGGTGGCCATGATGTCTACGATCTCGCCCAGGTCCTTGGCCTGCATGCCGAACGTCATCATCACGTTGGTGGCCATGTCCGCCGACTGCGCCATGTTGACGCCGCCAATGGTCGCAAGGTCCAGGGATGGCCTCAGCGCCACGATAGAGTCAGACGCAGACAGACCGGCCATCCCCAGCTCGGTCAGGCCGTCAGCAACCTCGGAAGCGGTGTAAATCGTGCTCTGGCCCAGGGCTCGGACCTGCTTCTCCATAGCCGCCATGCCGCCGGTGTCCTGCATCCAGAACGCCTGGCCGGAGTTCATAATGGCGTTGCTGCGCGCCATAGATGCCGTGAACTCTGACCCGATCTCCACAGTGCTGCGCAGGGCGCTGGCGATGGCATAGGTGGAGGACGCTGCCAGAATGGTGGCGCTGGTGTACATCCCGATGTTGGTGTGCAGGCCGGACAGGCCGGCGCGCAGCATTGCGGCCGACTGCGAACCCAGGGTCATCGAGGCGTTGGCAGCTTTCTGTGCGGAGGCAAAACCCAGCAGCTCGGCGGTGGACATGGTGAGCATGCGGTTGTACCGCTGCTGCTCGGCTATCTGCGCCTGGATAGCCGCAATCTCCCGGCCATAGCTGCTGCTCAGCATGTCCTTCTGGGCTTTGAGGCGGGTCAGCTTCTCGATCTCACGCTCACGCGCCTGGCTCAGCTCCAACTGCGCCTTGCTCATGCCGTGGGCCTTCCTGGCCTCGTCCATGAGGATGTCAGAGTGCCGCTTGTTGGCGGCTACCAGGGCCTCGGTCTTGGCCAGCGCCTCCGCCTCTTCCTTGGTCATGCGCTGCTGGCTGCGCGCCTGCTCCAGGGTGGCGCGGTTCTTGGCGTCCAGGGCCGCCTTGTGGCGTTCATCAGCTACGATCAGGCGGGCCGCGGACTTCGTCAGCTCCTCCACCACCGCTATCGATTGCTGGTCTTCAGCGATAGCCCGGCGTCGCGCCGCGATGCGGGCGTTGAGCTTGGCAATCTGCTCCTGCTCGCCGCCGTTCAGACTGGCCAGCGTTCGCGTCAACTCCTCGATCTTCACCCGCTCGCGGGTAAGCTCGGTGATCTCCTTCTCGCGGGCCTGGTTCAGGATCTTGAGCTGGGCCACCTGCTCTGCCAGTCCGCCGTTCAGGCTGTCGTGCCGACGACGCAGCTCGTCAACCTGGTTCTGCTCGCGCTGGCGGAACGTGGCGGCGGCAGCCAGCCCTTGGTTCATGGTCTGCTGCAGGGCAATCTGGGCCTGAATACCACCATCGAGACCCTGGTAGGCTCGGCGCAGCTCGCCCAGCTTGGCGCTCAGTCTGGTGGTTTCAGTGAGTTCGCTCTTCGCTGCTGACAGCTTGGCCCGGCGGACTACCATGCCCTGTGCCAGCGCCGTATTCAGCTCGGACTCAGATGCTCGCAGCTTGAGGTTCTCGGCCTGCTGGCGGATGTCGGAGGTGGTGATGAATCGCTTGGTCGCCAGGCTGACCTTGAGGACCTCGTTGTGCTTGCTCTCGGCGGTGTCCAGCGCCTTTATAGAGGCTTCGAGGTACTTGTTCTGCCCTACCATCTCGGCAGTAATACCGCGAGTCTTCTCGGCCCACTTGATAAACGACGACTTGGCAGAGGAGTCGCCGAGCAGGCGCTCCACCTCCTTCAACTTTCCGGCATAGGCATCGGCCTGTACCGTCAGCTTCAGGTTCTGCGCAGCGAGGTTGGCCAGGGTGCCGGCCACACTGCGGCGGGCGCTGTCCGTGACCTTGCCCATCTCCTCTGACGCAGCCCCGGCGGCCTTGAGCTTCTTCTCCAGCTCGTCGAACTGGTCCGCAACGTCCTTCATCAGACGCTTGGCGGCGGTCGCCGGCTTCCCTGACTTCTTCTCCATGTTGTCCAGGGCGTGGCCCATGTTGTTCATGCGCAGCTGGAACTCGGCCAGCTGCCGGAGAGCTTCAGAGAAATCTACGTCGAACCTAGTGCTCATTGGTCACCTGCGGTTTTTGCGGGAGGTCTTGCGCTGCGCGGCGGCCTTTTCGGCTTCCTCGCGGGACTTCGTGTAGTGGTCGTAGAGGACGGCGTTGTCGGCCTCCTCTATGGCCCGGTAGAAGAGGGGGAGCAGGTCTTGCGGGAGTCGGAGAATGAGCTTGGCGAAGTCCGCCATGTCCCCGAACTTGATGGGCTGGTAGCCACCCTCGTACAGCTGCCGTCTCCTGTGCAGGCGAAAGAAGGAGTCGACCAGCCAGCTGAACTGAGGGGGCGGCTCCTTGAAGCCCTCGAGGGCCGGGTGTGGTTTCCCGAACTTGCCCTCGAGTTCTCGCATCGCCCGGAGCCCTTTGGCTCCGTGCGTGATCAGGAGGCGGCAGAACCCTTTACCGACTCGGCCACTTCCTCCTCGGCTTTCTCGCGGTAGTTGCCGCGATTCAGGGAGAAGTTCTCGATGAACTGCTGGAGGTCACGGAAGCGCGGGTCGGTCAGGTACTTCAGACCCAGCTCCGGGGTGTACTTCAGGGGCTCTCCGGCCGAGGCCACGCCTTCCCAGTCCAGCAGGATGTGGTTGGCGATCACCTGGGAGGAGATGTCAGCGGCCACCTTCTCAGCCGGCTCACCGCCTGCGGACAGGGTGTCCCAGTGCTGCAGGGCCAGCTTCGAGCGCAGGAACGCGCCCGCTTCGTTGTTGTGGCGTGCGATCAGGAACCGCGCACCCATGAAATTTGCCCACACACCGCCTTCTGCGGCTGCGGGGTCTACTGCGAGGGAGTCGATGTCGAGCATGGGGAATCCTTTGATAAGTGGCGCCCTTGTATGGGCGCCACTGTATCAGACCTGTATTTACAGTTCTACAGGTCGCAGTAACTACGGTTTCTGCACGTAGGTGATGCAGATGACGCAGTCGTGGGAGGTGCCTTCGATCACTACCTGGCCCTTCTCCGCCACGAGGGTGAGCTGGGTCTTGTAGTCCTGGTTCTCGCCGTCCGCGCTGTTGGTCGGAGATTGCGCCATCAGGTTGGGCAGCTTGATGGTGAAGATGCCTTCGGTGGTTTCCAGCTGCATCTCGGCGCTGAGGCGCTTGTTCTGCATGTGGGCGTCGAGCACGGTCTGGTCGTAGAAGTAGATCTCGCCAGACAGGGTGACGCCCACACGGCCGAAGCCTACGCCGGCAGCGAACTGGCTGCCCAGGCCCGGCTGCTCACGGGCGTTGTTCTGCACCTGCAGGGACGCATCGGAGAACGTCATCGGCAGGGCCACGCCGTTCTCGTCCTTGATCACCAGGCTCTTCAGGTTGTTCGAGGAGTCGGCGATCTCGTAGTCGGCCGGAGCCAGTTTGGCGCGGGCGATACTGCCGCCCAGGCCGTTGGCCCCTGCCACGGCGTTCGCGTAGTCGGCGAACATGGAGATGGTGTTCAGGGCTACGGTGATCAGCTCACCATCACCGAACTCCATCGACATATCGTTGACCAGAGTGCCGTAGTAGCGCTCGTGGAACAGCTTGTCGGTCGGCGCCGGGCCTGCCTTGGAGGTCTTCTCGACCGCCATGAACTTCTTGACCTCGCCGTCGAGCAGGTAGGTGCCCTTGGTGGGGTCCAAGTCGTCTACCAGCGCCCAGTCGTTCATCAGGGTCATGGACAGCATGTCCAGAACGAACGGAGCTGCCCCGAACTCGATGGTGGCCGCGCCGGACGCGCTGCCCTTGGTGTTCTTGGAGCCGGTCGGGCGGCGGTCGTTGGTGATGGCAGTGGAGGTCTTCGGCTCCTTGCTCATTTGGAACCCTTCCGTGGTGTACGGAAGGAACTGGAAGTCGACCGCGGCGAAGTCCGCAGCGGCGGTGCCGTCGCCGATGGCATAGGCCAGCGACACGGAAGATGTATCAGCAAAGCTGCGAACAGTCATGCAGGGTTACCTCATTGTTGGATTTCAAAGTCGCAATTCATCACGCCAGAGTAGGCCGTGAACCCCTGGATCTTCGCCGGCCTGACGGGCAGGAAAGACCTGAACCGGATACCGTGGATTGTCTGGTTCTCGAACCAGCGGGCCACGGTCTCCAGGGATGCTAGGGACGGCACAGCGTTGCTGGCCGCTTTGGTGCATAGAGTGATCGAGAGGGATCCACTGCAGCGCTTCGGGGAGTTCATCCCTGGGCCTGCACGACCTACGTCCTCCACCTCGATCTCGAACAGCCAGAAGTCTTCGTTCTGCTCGAACAGCTCGCCGGCCTGCATGTCGCCTACGTCGATCGCGTCTACGATGTCGAAGGCGAACCGCATGTCAGGCTCTGCGCGGTAGAAGACGTGGTCGCGCATGCGGATGTGCAGGTCGACCATGCTGGTCAGCATCGTCATCTGGTCTTCCTCGCGTTGCCGGCGAGGATGTTTCGCTGGAAGGCCAGACTGACCGCCTCCACTGCAGACTCCCCTGCCTCCTGAATGTTTGCGCGTTCCTGGTACAGGTCGAGATCCTCGATCTCGTTGTCCTCGGACTGCATGCCGGCCGCCAGCGGGTGGTAGAAGTAGAACCTGGCCTCCGGGTTGCGCCCTTGGACCAGGCGCTGGATAACGTCCTTCAGCTCACGTTCGCGCACGAACCTTACGGTCGCTGCGAAGTTCTTACCATTGTCCCGGCGGTAGCCGACCGGAGCCAGTGGGGCCCTTGGCGGCTCCTCGCCACGAGCCCCACGGGTGCCGCGGAAGTCATTGATCTTGCCGGTCTTCCTCAGCCACGGACGGCTCTTGTTGCCGTTGTCCGCGGCCACCATCCAGTGGACGGCGGCGTTGGACGAGTCGTGCCGGGTGGCGCGGACTGCAGTCACCAGGCCCGCTACCAGGGCGGCGCGGATGCTGCGGTTAAACAGGGCTCCGATGTCCAGGACGGTGGCGTCTGCCAGGTCGGCGAACTTGCCCATCAGTAGCACCTCAGCAGGTACTGGAGCTCGCCTGGAGGGGCACTGACGTGCTTCACAGTGCGCCGGCGGCCGGCGATCTCTACATCGCAGTTGTTCGCGTCAGGACGGAAGCCGATGTGGCGCTGGTCGACGACCAGGTCGACGTACGACTCTGACTCGTCGGTCCACGAGGCGAAGCTGTGGTTCTTCGTGAGTACGCCGGTGACGTTGAACGACTGCTCAGGGCTTGAGTAGCTGTGGGTGGCCTTGTCGTAGACACGCCCGCCCTTGGCGTAGATGACGAAGTCGATCCGATTGTCCGGCTCCTGGTCCACCCGCAGCGCGGTAAAGCCGCTGTCCGGGTAGGTGTCCACGACTCGGTAGCTCTTCCCGTGCAGGTCCAGGCGGTCGCCCTGCTCCGCCACCACTGTGCGGGGGAGGAAAGCGAAGAAGTTGCCGGTCTTCACGTCGTAGGTGTCGGCCTCGGTGGAGCTGCTACGGAACTCCAAGTCTGCGTAGGCGGTTGCCACCACGCTGTCTACCAGCCAGCCCGGGTCGTTGGCGGGGCCTGCCGGTGCCTTGCGGCGCAGGGTGGCCAGGCCGGCGCTTCCGCCGGGGGCGTCGGTTACCAGGTGGCATACCGTCAGCGAGACGTAGGGATTGCCGCCCCGGGCGTCAGTGCGGGTCTGGCCGATCAGGTAGATGTCCTGGGTGCCAGGATGGCGGAATGTGAGACTGCTCGGGAATGTCACGTCGTGCCGGGTGAACATCATCCGGCGCCTCAGCGGCTTGTTGAAGTTGCTGAGGAATCTGTCGGTAATCTCGATGCGACCGACAAAGGAATTGGGTACGAACGCCTGGGTGGCCTGGTCCAAGCCTTCCATGCGCTCGTTGATGCGGTGAACCGCGATGTTACGCAGGTTCACTGCGCGCCTCCGTCACCGGGTCCCGGCCAGGGGTAACCCTGGATGCGAAGGTCATGCTTTCCGCCGGTTCGGATTGCCCAACGAGAGCCAGCAGCTTGTTCCGGTAGGACTCCGCCTTGGCTCGTAGGTCCCCTGCGAGCCAGCGGAACCCCTCGGAGCCCGCTCGCTGTCCCTCGTTGGATCCGTCTGTCTGCTTCGTCAGAACGAAGACCGGTGCCGTTGCAGCCACGGTCGCAGCGCAGAAATACTTCGCGTAGAGGCGAAGCAGGCGGGTCTGCTGGTTATCGGTGATCAGTTCCCAACCAGTCAGCCAGCTGTCCAGATTCTCCCCGAGGTCGTCGGTGAGTCCGTACGCCAGCAGTGTCTCGTCAGGCAGGTCCGCTTCGGAGACCGTGAGGACCCCGCGGATCTGCGCTGAGACGACCAGGTCGGTAATCTGCATCGCTTACACCAGTACCAGCAGCTTTGCGTTCAGCTGGTTCTCGAGCCAGCCGTCTTTCAACAGCTTGCGGGTCTTACCCGGCTCAATCACCCAGCCGGAACTCGGCTGACGCAGGGAGGACTTCGCCGCGTTGCTCACACTGACGAGCTGGTCCTCGTCATCGGACTCGCCCGATTCCTGGCCGGTAACTACGGCAGGTTCTGCAGGTTCCTCAGCGCCGGAACCCTCGACGTTCTCAGGTTCCCGGGCCTGCGCCCCCGGTTCCTGCTCGCCCTGGTCCTGACCTTCGGTAACTGGCTCACCAGCCACGACAACAGACTCCTGCTCAGAGACAGGAGCCTGGTCCTTCAATTCTTCAGCCACGGGGGCCTGGTCTTGCAACTTGCCTTTAGCCATCTTCAGCTCCTCGAAGGGGCGGCCGGAGCCGCCCCTTGCTGGGTTACGCCTTTTCCAGGCTCACGACGGACCAGGCCTCGTCGTACAGACGGGAAGCCATCTCGCCGTAGTCGACGCGGAAGCCGGTCGCTTTGCGCATCACGTACTCTTCGATCGCGTCGTACGAAGCCGACACGTTGACGAAGCGCTGGATGGCGTAGCGGGCGTCCAGGCCGACCATGATGCCGGCGCCGAACACGTCGGCGTCGAACGGCACCATCTTCGGCTCGGTGATGCCGAGATTCAGGCCACCGAACGGAGCCTTGATCTTCGACGCATCGGTACCGGTGATGGTCGGCAGCAGCGCAGCGTCGACATCCAGGGCGGTGTCGATGTTGGTCAGGACGTGGCCGATGTTGGCGACGTTCTGCTTGCTGTGCAGCCACTTGATGTAGGCACGCTTGGTGATCACGCCGTTGGCGGTGATGCTGGAGTCGAAGGTGCCGATCTTGGTCACCGGCAGCGCGGCGATGCCGGTGTCCAGGTCGCCCTGAACCATCGACTTGATCTGCTCCTTGACGCGGCGGATGCGATCGCCACGGCTCTGGGCTTCCATCACGACACGCACCAGGTCAATGGTGGTGGCCTGCATGGCTTCGTCGGAGATCATCAGACCAATCGAGTTGGTCGGGATGCGGTACGACTTGTCACCGGTGGTGATGGAGACCAGGGTCTCCGGCTCAGCCAGCTGAGCGATACGGCCGCTGCGGCTGCCTTCCGGCGCGGTAGCGTCGATGATCGGCTGGTCGGCCTTGGTGCCGTTGATGTTGCGGCTGACCGCAACCAGCTCTTCCCAGATGCTCAGGATGTCGCTGCCGTCATCGCGGAGAGCCTGGGCGTTCATGGTTTCGAGGATCAGCTGCGGGTACAGCAGGCGGGCGCCCAGGCTGTTGTCGCTGCCGTCCGGGCGGCGGAAGCCGTCGGCCAGCGGGGCGGCAATCAGATCCTGCAGGGTCATCGCCGGCATGCCGAACTTCTTGCCGTCGAACAGGCCGGAGTTGGCGTACATCTGGTCCAGCGGGTCACCCATGCTGTAGTCAGCATCGGCAGCCAGGTGCTTCGCGTACTGGCGCAGGGTCATGCCCTTCTCAGCCGCGTGCTTGTAAGCCTCCACGGTCACGGTGATGTCCTTGAGGACTTTCTCACCCTTCTCGTTCTTGGCCCAGTATTGGAGCTTAAACGGTTTCATACGCAGGTTCCCTTATTTATGGGTGCGATTGTGCCTGTAAATACAGGTCAGCGCCAGTTACAGAAGTTCCAGAATGACTTCGGTGCCTGCGGCGCCGCTGCCATTGAGGGCCAGGATTCGCCACAGGTGGCGGCTCGGGGTACCGGTCTTGACCTGCGGCAGACCCTTGGTGCCGATGGCGAGCTGGGCGTCAGCGACGACCAGGTCGTTCAGGGCGGCCGGAGTGGCACCTTGGGTGGCGCCGATCTGGGCCTTCACGCGGCAGCCGCGATTGCAACGAGCAACGCCGCCGAACGAGTAGCCGCCATTGGTGGCCGAATCGACGCTGTCGACGAAGCCTTCGATCTCGTTGCCCGCCGCGCACAGCACGTGGTTAGAGTTCGGGCCGAGCTTTACGGCCTTCTTCACGTCCTGGTCGGTGAGCTTTGCCGCCGGGCTTGCGCCCAGGCGGGACGAGATCACGTTCAGCCGCTCAGGGCTGTGAGTGAGCAGATTGAATGCAAAATCAGCCATGATCGGCCTCCTTACTGGTTGTGTCGGAACGACGGGGTGCCGCCCACTTTCGTGGAATCAGCGGTGGGGGTAACCGTGGTCTGACCGATCTTGAATCGGGGGGCCATCTGGGCCTGCAGTTCGTTGAACTGGGCCACTACCTCGGTGCCGGTTGCCTTGGAGGCCTTGGGCAGGCCCAGGGCGGTCTGCAGGTTGCCGACGGCGACAGAGGCCACGGCCACCAGGGCGGTGTTCTCGGCGGCCTGGGCTTCCAGCTTCGCGTCGGCGGCTTTCAGCTTCTCGTCAGCTGCTTCCAGCTTGGCTTCAAGGCGGCCGATCTCTTTCATCAGGGCCAGGGTGTCAGCGGAGGCAGCGGGCTCACCGCCCTCTTCCCCTTCTTCGCCTTCCTGGGAGGCTTCGGACTCGGCGCCCTCTTCCTCTTCCTGCTCCAGGCTAGCCTGGTACAGTTTCAGCTCTTCCGCGGTCAGGACCACACTGGGGTCGGCGCCCGCCGCGATTTGAGCCAGTTTCTCAGCAGAGATGTTCATGTCGAACCTCCGGTTGTCACTGGTGATAGTTACGGAAGCGGCGCTTCCCATGAGATCAGCCAGGGTGGTTACCCCGTCGATCAGCCCGACCTGCAGCCCTTCCTCTGCGAAGAAGGTCTTGCCTTCGCCCCACTGGTTCCGATCACTCAGCATCAGGTTGCGACTGCGGGATACGTGATCGAGGAAGAACTTGTTGGTCTTCTCCAGGTTGGCCTGGAGGTACGCAGCAGCTTCCTCGGTGAGCTCCTCATACGGCAGGCCCAGGGCCTTGTATTCGCCGGCGCGGAACACGTGGTACTTGACCCCGGCCTTCTCGGCGGCGCCGACCTGGGTGGCCAGGACCAGCAGGGTGCCGATCGAACCGACCTCGGCCATGCGACTGGCGGTGAACTTGCGGGTCGTGGACGCCAGCCAGTAGCCGGCGGAGAACGCATGGGAGTCGGTGTGGCCGTAGACCGGCTTGACCGAGTTCACCCGGCGGATCATGTCCGCAGCAGTGTCCAGTCCACGAACAACGCCGCCGCCGGTGGCGAAGTCCATGTAGATCTCGTTGATCCCTTGCTCGTTGCCGGCGATCGCCAGGGCGTCGCGGATGGCCTCGTAGCTGGTCACGTAGCCCGGGTACCAGGCGTGCCAGGCGGCATAGGTGTTGGTCAGGGAGCCGTGCACCTTGATGACGGCCTTGTCGCCGAAGCGCTCAAGTACGGACAGGCCCTTGCGGTCGGTGAGGACGTTGAAGTTCTTGTCGAGCGTCGGCTCGTCTTCGTCGTCGTAGTACGCCAGGTACTCGGGGCCGGTGAACTGGGCCTCGTATTTTTCCAGGTTGGCCAGGGCCTCTTCGGTGCCCAGCCAGATATTGAAGCCGTTCATCGTGGGCTCTCCAGGTTGTGGTGCATGGCGTTCACTGGTCCTTGCCTCCGGACTTGGACGGGGTGCTCGGGTTGAGGGACCGGCCGGTGGAGCTATCGCGCTCACCTTCGTCGCCAGCCTCTTCGTCCTTCTTCTCGTCAGTGGCCATGCCACCGTTAGGGTTGGCGCCGGCGTAGAACCCAGTTCCAGCCAGTTCTGCCACCAAGCCCTGTGGGCGAATGCCCAGCTGGTAGCAGGCTTCTGCGTCGTTGATCAGGCCCAGGCTGAGCTGCTCGAGGACGCGCTTCTGCTTGGTGCCCTTGTAGGCTTCCAGCTCCTCCTCCGGGCGGAGGTTGACTGGCATAAACTCGAAGTAGATGTAGCCCTCGACCCCCAGCAGTCGGCAGGCCAGAGTGAGCGCACGGCTCATAACCTCTTCCACCGGCGGACGAGCGGCCTCGACGACCTTCAGGTAGATCAGGGTCTCGGCGTTCGACAGGCCCTGGCCGCCGCTGGCACGCAGCCCCGACACGGAGGCCGGGGTCTTCAGCGAGGCGCCGAGCAGGTTGCCCAGCGTGGACAGCATGGGGCTGTAGTCGCTCTTGCTGCCGCCGGTGTCCTTGATCTCGTACTCGACGCTGTCGTACGCCACCAGTGCGTCTTCCGGCTCGATGTCCTTCAGCGCTGCCTCAACCTGGGCACGCACGGTGTTGAAGTAGCCCTGGCGCTTGGCAGGGTCGGCCTTCACGTCATCCGGCGCGGCGGCCCACACCTTCTCCGCGAGGATCTTGGCCACCAGTCGGCTGTGCCCTGTACGGTTCACGGCGCGGTGGGTGTCTTCCAGGAACTCGTTGAAGCTGATGGTGTGGGTCAGGCCTGGGCGCAGCAGGCTGACGGAGTAGGCTTCGTCAGGGTTGCGGTTGTGCTCGGCGACGAAGACGGTAGGCAGGTTGAGGTTGATCTCACCGCTGTCCTGTGTCGGATAGCGCCCGCCTTTGCCGTCTGCTTCCCAGACGATGGTCGAGTAACCCACTGGCACCAGGCGCTCGGGACCGAAGGTTTTGTCCAGAACCAGCTCTACACCGCAGCCTCCTGTGCCGATCACATCGATCTGCAGGCTGGTTAGCAGCGACTGCACGCCAGGCTTGTCGTTGAAGCCCTGGCTGTAGTCGTGAAGGGTGCTGAAGCGGTCGACGATCGAGTAGGCCATCGACATCACGCCCAGGTCCATGGCGCCGGCGGAGTTGTAGCCTGCGATGCGGAACCCGCTGTTGGCAGACAAGGCCACCATTGAGTTGGCCGCGCTGGAGAACAGGCCGTCCTCGCGCATCAGTGCACGGATGATCTCATTGATGTCAGATCGGTTGCGGATCTGCTCAATGGCCTTGGCGGTGTACTGATTTAGGGTGTTGCGGATGCTCTGGCCGCGGTCGAAGTCAGAGCCGGGGCGCTTGGCGCGTGCCTTACCTGCCAGGTTCTTGCTGGGCAAAATGACCTCGGCCCCAGTGTTCTGGAAGCGGGAGGCTTTACTGCCCGGGGAACTTCGCTTTGGCGGCATCGAACTGTATTTACAGGAATACGGGTTTGGGCCCGATTATAGAGAGCGCACATCGCAATGCAAAGCGTTATTTGACTCTGGAGTTTTAGTATGCTTGGTTATATCGAGTAACCCAGAAACTACCGAGGAACTGATGAAGAAGATTTTGCTGCTGGCGGCGCTTAGTGCCCTTGTTGGCTGCCAGCCGACCCCTGAAGACAAGGTCCGTGAGGCCATGTTGGCCAGCCCCGAGATCCTGGTACCGAAGACTGTGGAGTTGCGCCAGGTGCGCGAGGTCGGGTCGGTGATCTGCGGCAAGCTGTCCCACGAGTCGAGCAAGGGGCGTACCGAGTTCCTGGACTTCTACGTCCAGGCGGGGCAGATTCGCCTGATCACCGCCGAGGACTACCAGCCCGGGAATGAAGGGCACCGCCTGTTCCACCAGGAAGAGTGCCTTACCAGCCAACCCGCTCAGAGCTGAACCCTTCCGGCACCCCGCCGGCCGACTCGCGGTTGCTACCCACCCTCACTCTGCCCACCATCGGGGCGGCGCCGATGATCTCGGCGTTGCCCAGGTCCTCTACCGCCATAGCTGCGATGGTCGAGTAGTTCAGGGCATGTACCCAGTGGTCGGTGTCATCGGTCTTGATGAACCGCTCGACCATATCCCCGTCAGTTCCGCGCTGGCGGATCTTCTTGGTGGTCTTCAGGTGGGCGAAGATCTCCTTGGTCAGCTCCTCCTTCACCGGGTAGTGCACTTCCCCGGCGTTGTGCTGAGCCAAGGTCAGCGACAGGGTCTTGGTCCTGTCGGCGTTGATCACATCCCCTGCAGCGCTCTCTGCGATCGGCAGGATGCCTGCCACCCGCTGCACGTAGACCACAGCGGTGATGTTGGGCCGGGCGCCGACCAGGTTGTTCACCAGGGTGATGTCCGGGCCGGCGTCGATGCACAGGCGGGCCATGCGGTAGTAGTCGAAGCGGGCCAGCACCTGGGGTGTAGCTGGATCATCGCGGGTGTTGCGGATTTTCTCGGCCCAGACGACGTGCCAGTGCTTGCCTACCTTCGCCTTGACGATCAGGTGGCAGGTCTTGCCGATGTCCATGCCGCCCACGGTCTGGCAGGTGACGATGTACTGCTGGTAGATCCACAGCTGCACGTCGCTCGTACGCCGGCGGTGCTCGTCGGTCACGATGAAGGTGTTCTCAGCGTCAGAGTACGGCAAGCCTATAACGAAGTTGTAGAAGTCGCTCTTGAGCGGGTAGTCGCCGATCTGCTTGATGATCGCCGGCGGCGTGTTGTACTTCGGCACGTCCCAGGGGTAGACCTGGTAGCTGTGGTCCCAGACATCAGGGCGCTTGGCCACCCACTGCCGGCGCTCAGGGTCTAGCAGACTGTCCTGCAGGTCTTTGCCGCAGCTGCTGCACTTGATGTAGGCGTCGCGGATTCGGTACCGGGTGTCGCGGATGTCCTCCCGGTTGAACTCCAGCATGCCTTTGTCGAAGCCTGGGACAATGAAGTCGTGGAAGAAGTCCGGCAGCACCCAGGTATGGCAGTGGCGGCACTTCACCATGTAGAAGCGCTGGTCGCCAGCCTGGAACTCAGCATCCACTCCGTAGTCCTCAACGGTTGGCGTGGAGAACTTCATGCGGATGCCGCGGTTACCCATCTCGTCGACGAGCGAGGCGTGGCGCAGGCGGGAGTTGAGCTTTCCGAGGACGGCCTCGTTGGAGAAGTCCACCTCGTCGCTGATCACCACCTCAGCTGGTACGGAAATCGCCGAGTTGGCGCCGAACGAGCCGGTGATGTAGAGGGTGCAGGTGCCGATCTTCTTCTGGCTGGCAGAGTTCTGGGCCTTCTGCACCAGGCCGCTGTAGAAGTCGGACTGGTCGATCGCACTGTCGAACCTGTCCTTTGAGAATGGCATCGCCATGTCTCGGGTTGGCAGAGTGAAAATCACCCGCGTGTGCTGCATGGTGCCGCACATCGCAAGGGTCTTTTGGACCATCAGCTCGGACAGGCCGACCTGCGAACACTTGCGCACCCCAATGCGGGAGCGCGTGTCACGGATAATCTCGATCTGGAACTCGTGATCCTTGAAGGACCACTTCCGGCCGTTCGCGTAGCCGTACTTGAGCACGACCTTGTCGAGTTCGCGCAGCCCCTCCTCTCGGTTGAGCTGCATCCGTAGCCGGTTGGCTACGGAGCCGGATCCCTGGCTCACGCCGGGGCGAACTTAGACGGGCCAGTCTCGTCGACAGGCACCAGTTTGATGGGGATAACAACGTCGAGGGTCAGCTCAGCGGCGGCTACAGCCTTCAGCGCAAGGCGAGCAAGAACACCTGCTACAGCGTTCAGTGCAACACTTCCGGTGTCCACCTCCCACATAGCTTCATTGAAGACAACAGGCAGGAAGCCAAACATCATAAATCTCGACATTGCAATATCCTTAATGGGTAACAGGCCTACTTCACTCTGGCCGCGCCGTAAATCTTAGACGTTCCAATTAGTAACAAAAAGGTCACATATTTGACTGAAATATCAGGAAATAGCTGTCGCTAACCCACCTGATATTTTTATACCATTGCAAAACCATAACGGTTTCACGGACAAACCCATCTATTTCGCGGGTTTCAGAGGCTTACACATCAAGTTACAAATGCTGGCAAAACGCCTCTGGATTTGTACACACTTGTGAACTACTGAGCCTCGCCACCCTGCTCAATCCGCTCTAGCTCAAGCAAAACCTGCTCCTGCTGCTCGCGGGTTAGGCAGCGTTCCATCACTCGCCGCAATGCCTCTTCCTGCTTCTGCACCCGGTCCAGGGTGTAGATCTTCGGCAGGTCTCTCACCATCACCTGTGTCACCTTCAGTGACAGATTCAAGGCGTCCTTCAGCGGGATGTCGTAGTCCTCGGAGTTCGCAGTGACCGTGCCGTCGGCGTTGACGATGCGGCGCAGCACTGTGTCCACCAGGCTGATCTGCTGCTTGAACGTCATCAGCACGCTGGCATCGAGGCCGGCGATCTTCGACACCATGTCCCGTCGAGCTGACGGAGACATGGCCGAGATCAGCGCTAGCTGAACGTCCTCCGGAAGTAGGTCCTGCTTGAGGGCGCCAATCACGTCCTCAACGGCGCCGGCCAAAGACGGGTCCCTATCGAACAGGGTCGACTCACCGAGCACACGCAGAGGGTTGATGCCCTCTGGCAGGAACTCCTTCCGGGCTTCCATCAGGAGCGGACCAGGTTCTTGCTGCAGGTGAAGACCAGGGCGGTACGGGCCGGCACCTGGACGGCGTGGGCCAGGACGCCGCTCTTCACGGTGCGCGGAGCACGCTTGCGGGCGGTGAACTTGCCGAACTCACGGATGGAGAGGCTGCCGCGCTCGAAGGTGATCTGCTCGATGCCGGCGATCACGGATTCGACGGTGGCTTTGGCGGCGGTCTTGGAGAGGCCGAGGTCGCTGGCGACGTGGTCGATCAGGTCCTGGCGGGAGGCGGTTTCGGTCATGGCTGGATTCCTTTGAAGTTGTCGGCGTATGGGTAGCCGTATCTCTGTATTGACGGGCGAAGAATACGGATTTTATGGGGATATGTAAATACGGGTGTATGGGAGAATTTCGTGGGGATTTGGGGTGTTGCGGAGGGGGACGGGGTGGGCCTGGTGGAGGGGTGACGGGGTCGGCGAGGGGGAGAAAGCCAGTAACGGCGGGGTTTACGGCGGGGTGAAAGGGTGTAAGAGTATAAGGGGCTTAGGAAATTGGTAAATTTTTGGGCGTGGACCTAGGCGGGCGCGGTGGCTTCGGCCTGACAAAAAACAAGGGGCGGGGCGTCTCGGTTTTTTCTTCTGTTTTTTCTTCAATTTGTCCGCCTTTTTTGTTGACTTACTCCAATTGCCCCCCCTAATATTCATCCCAAGCCGGACGGATTAACCGACCGGCCTAGGGGGGCGGCCTAGTCGCCCCCCGCCAGCGCCCCGCGCTGGCCGTTCTTTAACACTGCCAGCCCATGCCCCGCACCTATGCGGCATGGATTGACGCCAGCCCCGGCGACGGGGTGACGCGCCCCCCTTTGCCCCGCCACTGGCGGGGGATGCTACGGCACTGGCCTAGCATCCCCCGGCCTAGTGGATGACGGGGCAATGGTCAAACAGTAGACGGCCTAACGGCCTGAGCTGGGGGTAAATCAGGCGCGACCATGCCCCGGCGGCAAAGTGTTACCGGCTTGTCACCCTACGGGGATGACGGGCGGAGCTTTGCCTGCTGAATAGGGCGAGCATGGTTCTAGGCTCGGGCCTGTATTTATGGGTTTATGTTCCCCCGTATATACCGCCGACGTTATTTAACAATCCACCGCTTTGCCCCGTGATCCGCGCCACCAGTGCGCCCCGCCGTTGCCCCCGTCTGTTATCGCCGCCAGTGCCGACGATAGCGAAAAAGACGCAAACAACGGCCAGCACTGGCGGCCTTATCACTGCAAAGCACGGAAACGAAAACGGCGCCCCCAACAACGGGGCGCCCCATTGCCCCCAGTGGCTTTGACTATGCGCCCCACCATCGGGGCGCATAGCAAAACCCACTAGAAAACAGAAAACAGGAAATCACAAAATGAAAAAAGCCCCCGTTATCACCATCCGCGGCCAGATCATCACTGCCCAGCAAATTAACGGCATCGCCGGCAAGCTGGCCAGCCAATCGGAAAACATCACCGTCTGGGCGAACTACTGCGCCATCCATGCCGTCGCCTTCCATAACACTGCCCCCCTTGCCGCCATGCTGCAAAATCCGGCATTCAAGCTGGCGAGCGGCAAGGCTTCCAAGCTGGGCGGCGAAGTGCTGGCTTACATTCGAGCCCACGCCCCGCAAATCGGCCTAGATGCCGAAAGCGGCGCCCCGAAAGTGGCCAAGATGGGCGAACAAAATCCCCAGCGCGGCCAGTTCCAAAACCCTGCCGAGCGTGACGAAAACGGCAAGGCCGCCATTGTTGCCCCCGGTGACTTCGCCCTGACATTCGACGAATGGCGCAATCTGGAGAAGGCGACCAAGGAAAAGGCCGAGCCGAAAATTAAGGCCGCCACCATTGCCAAAAAACTGGCCGAGGTTGGTGCCGCCATGCAAGCCGGAAAACTGGTGGCCAGCGCCGAGGAACTGGCCGAGCTGGCCGAGGCTGCAAAGGCGCTTTTTCTGGCGCTGGATTCGCAGCGCAGCGCCGAGGCTGCAAAGGCCGAGCCGGTGGACGTGGCAAAGGCCGCCGAGCTGCTGAAAAGCGGCCAAGGTGGCAAGGCGACCCGCGCCGGCAAGAAAGTGGCCGCAGTCTAATTCATCCGGCGCCCCGGTCGGGGCGCCACTTTTCAAGGGGTTAAGCCATGCAAGCATCTTCCGCTTTCGCTAAATACACCGCAGCTTTTGATGCCGTTTACGCCGAGATAAACGGCAAACGCGGGGCCAATATCCTCGCCGCGCACGACGCCATAAGCGACGTGCTCGACAGCGCCCTGCTAACCCGTGACTGGGAGCAGGCGGCCGCGCAGCTGGACGCAATCCGGTCATCGCTCTAACCCCAAGGCCCGAAAGGGCCTTTTTCTTTACGCGCGTGCGTGTGCACACCGGTGCGCGCCCAGCCTGCCAGCCCTATAGGAAAGCCCAGCCTGCCGGCTGAAGGGTTCCCTAAAATTCCAGGTAAAAGCCTCAGAAATTACCGGGCCTAGGTCGCCAGCTGCCCACCGCTGTGGGTTCACAAGGAGGTGCGCCGTTATGGGCAAGAGATAGATCAGCCGGTTGAACCGGCCAACCAGCACCACAGCCGATACGACGTGCGGCCTGCTGTGGTGGCGTTCCCCTGAGCCGCTCGGTGGGATTGGCGCCCCCTTCGCAACTCAACCAGCCACAACGACGCGAAACACCCCTGCCAGCGCGACGCCGACGCCCCCAGCCGGCGCCGCGCTGGTCTTTTTGCACCTCGCAACGCCCTCAAAAATAGAAATCAGAACTAGGAAATCACGAAAATGACCAACGTAACCCCGCTGACCACCGCATCCCTGCCGTCGTTCCGCCTGCAAAAGCTGGCCGACGCTCACAGCGCCAAGGTCATCCCGCGTCTGGATCTGCCCACCCCGAACATCTACTTCGTCACGGTCAACTGCGCTATCGACGGCAGTGTGAACCACCTCTACGTGGCCGCTGACTTCTCCGGCGCCGCCCTGCGCAAGGTGCAGAACATCTGCTCCGACAAGCACGGCTTCCGCCCCTACCGCAGCAACAGCGTCATCAAGATGCGCCGGCTACGTTTGCAGGACATGCTGGAAACCCCGTCGGCGCTGGGCAAGGCCATCGAAACGGCCAAGGAGCTGGGCGAGAAGGACATCGTCGCCGCCCTGGAGAAACGCCCCGAGCAGATTGCCACCCTGCTGCAAGGTCCGGCTGCCGAGCGTGTTGACTTCGACGCTGTCGCCCGAGCCCTCGCCGAGCAGCTGCGCACCCTGGACAAACTCCCGGCGTAACTGCCGACCTGTATTTACAGGTCTGCCACATCCTCACCCAGCACGATGGCCACACGTAAAGGTGGCCACGACGCCCACACGCAAAGGTGGCCATGCCATGTTCGATTTCCAGCAGGTTCCCAGCCGCACCGGCGGCACCATCTCCCGCCTCGACGACGGCGACGTTGTCATGCAGGTGGCCTTCCACACCGGCGAGTGCAATTCCGGCTTCGATTTTCTGCGCATCAGCGGCGCTGTGACCGTCGGCGACGTGCAGCGTTTCAGTACCCAGTACCACATGACGCCCAGCGCCACGCCGTACATCGAGGACGTCGCCATCGACCTGCGGGCCATCGCCATCTTCACGGGCAGCACCAAGGATCGCCGCCATGCAGCCTGACAGCGTCACGCAGGTGTTCGGCCTGCTTCTGGTGCAGCTGGGAATCCCGGCCCCGTTCTCGGTGCTGATCGCCGTGCTCAGCCTGTTCATGGTGCCGGCGCTGATCGTCGGCGTGGTTGACGTGCAGATGGCCCGGCGAGAGCGAGCAGCGTGGACACGGACCAAGAGGTCGGCGAAGGATCGGCGCCGGTTTGCGGCGGCGCGGGCGGCGTAACCCGAAAAGCATCGCAGGTGAGAGTCAAAAGCCCGCGCCGCGGCGCCATTCAGGCTGCTGGTGAGGTTTTCAGCAGGTGGGTGGTAGGGTAGGTGCGGGTGGGTGGTAATGAGGGATACAGCGAGCATTCTCGCTGTATCTAAATATGTAGATATATTGGTAGGGGTACCTCCTATATATATATATTTCTCTTATATAGAAGTAGTAGTAGTAGTAGGGGGTATATTTTGGTTGTGTACTTTATGCAGAGGTACTCTAATGGAGAGGTACCCCACAGACGTGCTACAAAACGCAAAAATTTTTTAGAGGCGCTGAACCCCTATATCTGAACCTGGTGTGTGGTTTTCGCAGATGGGCATAGATTCCCGCCCTGCACGACGCCCACGCCCTCCCCCAGCCCCTCCCCCTCCACCTCCAACCGACGCCCTCCCCCTGATTCTACGCGGCCTCCAGCCCGACGCCCTGAATCACAACGGTGCCCACACCGTCCCCGAGGAGGACAACATAAAATCACGGCCTCCTTACACTCTTACACTTTCCAGTTGAGAGTCATTCCGTACAACTAAATCCCTGCATATTCGCTCTTAAATGAGAATCATATGCAGGCGACGAACGGTAGGTGTTTTTCAGACCCTTTTGCCAACTTGCTACGGGACTTTTTATGTTCTTACACCGAGTTGGTCAAATAACGCTCAGTTTTCCCTGAGTCTCATGTCCTTATATGTCCGCCACTGTCCGGGCTTTATAAGGACATAAGATTCCTATGCCAACTTGCCCCGAAGGAACTTGCGAAAGTTATCTTCGTACTCCGCTTACAAACTTACACTTTCTCAAGATGTCCGTACTTGTCTTGAAGTTTTTAGTGTAGGCCGTTTGACATCTTACAAGTTTATACCCCCGCCCCTCCTCAGTATTAAGGTGCCCATATGAAGTTGCCCCGCGTTCGAGTCCAGACATTGCCGGCCTATACCGCAGCCGAGGCGCCGGCCACTCCGTCTGGCCGCGTGACGCCTACCATTCGCTCGATCGAGGTGGGCTACGCAGAGATCGACCGCCCCACCATCTACCGGGCCATGGTCGACGCCCTGATCTACAACCTGACCTTCATCCAGGACAGCGGGATGCCGTTCGACCAGAGCCGGCTGGAATCGCTGAACATGATGCACAACGCCGGCCGCTGCCTGTGGTCGTGGTCGTCGATCCCCTCGCCGTACCTTGAGGATGGCATCGAGCAGCTCAAGCGTCACACCCTGCGCAGCAGCAACCTGTTCCCGCTGGACATGCAGGTGCTGTCGCCGCGCTTCGCCTGCCTGCTGCTGCTGACCAACTTCAGCAAGATCGAGCGGGACCTGCATCGCGTCGCCGAGGCCCAGGGCCTGGTCATCAAGTCCAAGGTGAACCTGGCCTTCGCCACCAGCTGCCTCGACTACGGCAGCCCGGCCCTGCGCCCCTATGCCCGACTGGAGCCTTTGCAGGAGCGCGCCGGCTACAACGACGCCCAGTCCGCCATCCTGGCCCTGGCCGACAGTGGCAGCCTGCCCTTCAGCCACTACCAGCTGGTGCGAGGCACCTACGAGGCCGACCAAGCCAAGCGCATCACCGGCGCCCGTGGTGCGGTCATGCTGGATCTGGCTGTGCTTTCCAAGGAGCTGGACAAGGTGCCCGACGCCGCCGAGCTGGGCGAGGAACTCATGAACGTCAGTTCATCCGTTTACGCAAAAGCCGCCGACCTGGTGATGACCGGCGAGTGGAACCAGCTGAGTCTGGGCCACGTGCCGGGCGACCCGGACGACGACATTCTGGTGCTGACCGCCCGGGCCATCATCCGCCGGATCGGCTGTGAAGGTCGGGATCAGCTGATCGACCCGGTCGCCCTGCTCTGCCTGTCGCTGCTGACCGGCATCTCGCCGGCCTGCTTCATGCGCCACGCCCTGGCTGACTTCCAGCGCCGGGGTACCACCTACATCAGCATGGCCGGCGCCGTGGAGCTGGCCGAGCTGGTCAGCCGTATCGAGGTGCTGGCAGGCCGAGAGGAGGCTCGCAAGGTGGTGCTGGTCCGCGAGCTGGATCAGCTGGCAGACCGACTGAGCGCGGCCCACACCGGAAAGAAGGACTGGGAGGTCGAGCTGCCGCAGAAAATGCTGAAGGCATGGTCTCCCGCCGGACTGGCCTGGGAGTGGACGAAGCCTGTCGCCGAGGAGGATGCAGCGTGATGCGTATAGCCGTAGTTATCGCCCTGGCAGCACTTGCTGGGTGCGGCCCACAGCCGGGAGAGGTACCCACCGGCCAGAACAACGCCCTGGTGGTCAACAGCAGAGATGTCCTCTACGTCACCCGGGACCGAGTCAACGGCGTGACCTGCTGGAGCAAGAACGGCACCACGCTGACCTGCCTGCCGGACTGGATGCTCGACAACCAGTCCGCCGTTATGTTCGACCGGGAGGTGAGGTGATGGTGCGCAGTGACTACGAGCTAGTTCGCCAGACTCAGGAGCTGGCCTCCGAGTTCTACCGCATGCACGGGTACAACCAACCCGCTGACTACCGCTGGTGGGCGTCAAGCCATCCGCAGGAAGTGCTCATGTGGGAGATGGCCTGCGCTGCACAACTGCACCTAACCGACACCGATATGGACGGCATCGACCCGGATGAAGTCCTGGAGGAATCCTGATGGACACAACCCAGAGAGCGCTGCGCCACCTGCTGGCCAGCACGCTGGTCTACGTCGATAACGCCGCCACTTTGGCCGAGTTCCGGGCCGAGACTGGCGAGGTGGCACTGGCCGGCATGTACCGCCGCAGCGCCCAGCGTGCCCAGCGGATCGTGAATGCAGCCTTGCGCTCGCTGGCCAAGGCGCCGCCCTTGCCGGCCACCTTCCTCGCTTGTGATGGCAAGGGCGGTGAGTACGAACTGGCGGGCCTGGCCAAAGGTGCCGGGCCGCTCAAGGGGCAGGAGGTGATCGTCTACCGCGACCCCGCCACCGGCGCCCTGTACTTCAGGGACATTCAGGACTTCCGGGAGCGGATGACGCTGGCTGGAGGTGTTGGAGCCGCCGAAGGCGGCGCCGCAATCACAGAAACGACCGACGTTAGGAGGTCAGCATGATCGGTTATCTCCACGGCAGCACCATCAGGTCGCTCCTGGCCGCCGGCGTGACGCAGGCATGGTACGGCACGAGCGAGACCCCGGCCCACCGCGGCGACCTGACCTCGGTCTACTTCTTCGACGAGGGCGGCACCGAGCTGGCCCACCAGACCCAGCTGGCCGGGCTATTCGACAACCCGGAGGTGGCGGTACTCAAGCGCAACTGGGGCGGGCAGCTCAGCGATCGCGGATACGAAAGGTCGTTCCGCTGGAACTCCTTCCTCGACCGGCCAGAGGAGATTCTGGACGGCTACATCTACAGGGTGATCTGACATGAACAAGCACCATGTTTATGCGCGATTAACCCATAAATACAGGGCTGGCTGGTCCCATCTCGACCGCCACGAATATGTCTTCGACCTCAAGTTGACCCCGCGCAAGCTGGTCAACCGCACTGACGACGGCGACCTCGACCACCTCCTATACGGCAGGCTCAGCGCCAAGCAGCGTGAGCAGGCCAGGAAGGTGTGGGAGAAGCTGCCGCGACAGGATCGAGGGCAGTTCAAACACTGGCTCTGCCGCACCATCTCCAGTGAGTTCGTCAGCGGCTGCCAGTGCGAGCACGACTGCTGCGGCCACTACCAGAGCTACGCGGCAACCGCCATCTACGGCCGCCGCGTGGTGGTCAATGTCCACAGTTACCGCAATTTGTGAGGTGCGTATGAGCGCGCAAAAGCTGCAAACCCTGGTCGAGCGTATGGCCTCCATGCTGTGCGACCTACACAACAACTTCGGCTGGGACGAGCTGGGCGACAGCCTGGAGGACGTTCTGGACGAGGCACGCGAGTTGGGCTGCTCGGTAGCGGCCGAGGAGGACGAATGAAGGCGAAACTCGACCCAACCTGCGTCATCGGCGACGACGGCAAGGGCCTGTTCCTTGTATCAGGCCGGCTCTACGGCGCCGACGATGATGACGCCTACCTGGTGCGAGCCCGCAGCAGTATCGACGCGATGGACGTGTTCCTCGCCGAGATCGACGTGCCGCAGGGCGATAATGGCGACTTCCTCATGGAAGAGGAAGGTGAGCCCACCCACTTCATCGTCACCATCGACTACGTCGGCGAGCTGGAGTGACGCATGCCCCTTCAGCTGACTGAGCTGAAGCACGCCACCGCCGCCGACAAGCAGCCCGAACACACCCTCGCCACCTACGAAATGTCCCACAGCAACGAAAAGACCACTCTCCGTCAGACGGTGAAGGTGGCCTGGATGCCGTGGGGCCCAGAGTTCCGCTACTCCCTCCACGACTTCGAGGTGAAGACCTTCGACGAGGGGCGACTGCGCCTGGCGGATTGGTTCGAGCGGATGGCAGACGCGCTTCGCAACCCCGGAAAGATCAACGACAAGTTTCCGCCGTACAGCGGCGAGAAGGAGTGAACGTGAGCCGCGAACAGATCAACAGCAACGCCGGAGACCTCCACACCATGAGCCGGGAGATCCTCGGGATCGACTGGTACGACACAGAGCCGGCAGCGCGCCGGGTGATTGAGTGGGTGGCCAAGAACCGCGCCGGCACGCCGTCGCACCGCTGGACAGAGGACCCGCACGCCGGCCAGTACGACGGAGAGCGGGCCGACCTGGCAATGGGCGACCTCACCGACGACGAGCTGGCCAATGCGGTCTTCATGTACGGCAACCACATGCCAGAAATACTGGACGTCATAGCCGGCAAGGCGCAAATGCCGATCGCCTACCTGACCGCCGCCAAGGAACGTATCCGCTGGCTCAGTCGACGGTTGGACGCAACTCTGGAAGCGCTGGCCGTGTGGGACCGCCCAGAGCCTTGGGGCGAGAACGACATCATCCCGCTCGGCGAGGGCAGCATCACCGGTGAAGCGTATCGCCGAGGCGTGGAGGCCGGGCGCCGGCAGGTAGGAGGCACTCCGCTACTGGATGTCGTGGTCGATGCCATCGACCGCTACAAAGAAGACCCGGCGACCTACAGCCTGGACGGGCTGTTGGAAGACATCCGCTATGTGGCTAGCACCCAGCTGCCGGAAGGCCTCGAGGTCCGCGCCATGGGCGAGGCCAACACCTACGCCGTGCTCAAGGACGGCAACTGGGCGGCCAACGTCCGCATGAACGGCGAGATGACCGTCGACCGGCAGGCTGCCCTTCTGCACGCCGTATGCAGCGGGTGGAACGCTCAGGTGCCGATCAAGGTGGTCGCCGACATCTCCGGCGGCGCCCTGCACGGGGTCTACGCCGAGGTGCCGGTCGAGGTCCTCTTCATCAGCGATGACGGCGATGACATCGCCTCCCAGATGGAAGAGCTGAGCGACTACGAGATGCGCCGCGACACCGGCGGCAACCTGGTAGCCAGCTGGGTCCAGGCCTCTGATGGCGGACAAGACGCTGAGATGGTTCAGCATTACTTCGAGCAGAAGGTGTAGGCCATGAACGTGCGCGTCTGCTCCATCCAGAAGACCGTATGGAAATCAAACCCACTCAGCGGGCACAGCTGGCCTGAGTACGGCCCGATCACAGGCTGGGAGGTCCGCAGGCCATTCGGTCAGTGGAGCAAACACCGCACCGAGGCCGCCGCTGAAAAGGAAGCGGATGAACTGAGAGCCTTCTACGAAAAGTACCCAGTCGAGGGATTGTGCAATGCCTAGACACGAAATCCTCAGCCACACCAGGATTGAGCAGCAGGTCCGCTCGCACTTCCAGATGATCGAGCACTGCCACGGAACGCTCGACCGCCTCAACAGCGTGATGTTCCCGCTCTGGCAGGAGTTGGCCAGCAAGACGCCTGGCGGCCGGCACCGGTACACGGCCTACACACGGGGCTTCGCCCGGGGCGTGTTCGATGCCTTCTGGCACACCCTGATGCAGGAGAAGGTCGAGTTCGTCTACAAGCTCCGCCGGGACGTGCCGCAGATCAACGCCAAGCGCGACGAACTGTTCAGCACCCACAAGCAGAGCGTCCACCGCCTGACGGAGGAGTTCTACGAGGCCGAGCTGGGCATCCTGCTGAGCGACGCCTACCACAGCCACGTGTGGAAGGGCACAGACAAGCCGATCGGCGCCTGGGCCATGCCCAGGCCACGCCGAGACCATTACCCGGGAGTGAAACTCTATGCCGCGTAACATCAGCAAGACCGACCTGGTCGAAGCCCGCATAAACCAGTTCCACGGCTCGACGGCGATCACCGCCGCCGCATTGGTACAGGGGCTGATGGCCTTCGCTGACGCCGACATGGAAGGCATGACGCTGGCACCCACCGCCGCCGAGGCAGCCGAATGTCTGAAGGAGCGCATCGGCACCACCGGCGATCGCTGGTACGGCGGCTGCCTGCTGCTGGCCATGGCGATGGCCGAGGTGGTAGACGACCTCTGCGACTTCGAGGACGGCGTCTTCACCTACGAGCACATCGAGGTGATGCCCAAGGCCCTCGAGTCCTTCACCCCGGCCAACAACCTGCCGGCCCACCTGATGCAGGTGGTCGAGCCGGCCGCCTGGTACCACCTCAGCGAGAACTGGATGAAGCCCAGCCGCGAGTGCCTGGAGCAGGTGTTCAAGGAGTGGGCGGAGCTGGCCGGCGTACCGGTGAGGGAGCCAGAACATGGCTGAGGTCAAGGTCCTGATCGACCTCAAGGAGCTGGACGTGATGCTCAACCGCGCCATCGTGGCCGGTATCCACCTCCAGCAGATCAACAAATGGCCCGCCGGCCTCTCCCCGCTCCCCGACAACTTCAGGGAGGCGCGGGACGAGCAGCGCGAGGACCTTCTGCAGTACCACCACATTCCGAGGCGAAGAGCATGAGCGAGAACCTGAAGGTGGACATCGCCTGCAGCCACTGCGGCAGCCGAGACGTGTACCGAGACGCCACCGCTGACTGGAACCCATTGGCCCAGTGCTGGGAGTTGCGGGCCGTGATGGACCAAGGCTTCTGCGAAGACTGCGGCGGCGAGGCGACCCTTAAAGAACACCCGCTGGTAGAGGTGTTCGAGGTGACGGCCCACGGGTTCGTCGGCGACGGCAGCAAGGACGAGCTGTTGATCTGGGTGGCGGCCAACTCCGCCGAGGAGCTGGTTGAGGTCATCGGCGGCACCGGCGCCAGGTACTGCGGCACGGTGAACATCGAGCCTGACAACGACGCGGTGGACTTCACCCTTCCAGCCCAGCGGGAAGAGTTGCGAGCCCGCCTGAAGCAGTTCTTCGACAGCCCGATGGAGGGCTAGTAGGTGCGCAAAATCCTGATCGTCAACCACTACCACAAGGGCTGGGCAGAGGAAATCGCCGGCCTTCTCCGCTCCGTCAAGGCAGTAGAAGAGAAAGCCAAGAAAGACCCCTTCCACCCGGTGCCCCGCTCCAAAGGCGAGAAGGCCCGCAACCGAAGTCGCAGAGGTGTTCGATGAAACCCGTCTACGTTGAGCGAATGGTCGGAGGTCAGCCGCAGGACCTCCTGGTGGATGACTGGTACTGGCAGGCGTGGAACGGCTGCTTCTGCCGTATCGAGGACCGGCGGCAGTGGTGCGACAAATGAGCGGCCTCCTGTATCAGCTGGAGACCAAGGCCATGCCTGGCCAGATCATGCGGATAGACGGCCCCTGGGACACCTGGGGCCGAGTGATCAAGCACCAGGCGTCGGGGTTCCACTTGATTCGAGGCCTCGGCCACAAGAAGCCAGTGGAGGTGCAACGATGACCCGCCTGCTGACACCCTTGGCGCTGGCCCTGGCCGGCGTCACCGCCGCCTCGGTCGGAATGGCCGTCCACCGGCTGATAGCAGACCCGGTGCTGGCATGGATGTTCAGCGGCGCTGCGGGGCTGCTGGACGTGTTCAAGTACGCCGCCTGGCCGGTGGCCGCCCTTTTGCTCAGCGCGAAGCGTAGGGCCCTTGCAGGCTGCCTGGCGGCGTGCGCCCTACTCTTTGCCGGCGTGTCCGGCTGGGCGACCTTCGACAGGGTGGTCGGGGCGGTAGAGAACCGTGCCGCCGGCGGCGAGCAACGGCTGATCGACCTGGCCGAGCAGCAGGAGGAAGGTCGCAAGCGAGTGGCAGACCTGGACCTGCAGCTGGTCGAGGTGCGGCGCCAAGCCGCCTGGATGCGTGAGCGTGGCATGGTCAGCAAGGCGCAGGAGCTGGAGGGCGGGGCCATTGCCCGGGCCGATGCCGAGCGCACCGCCGCCCTGGGCCGGGTGGCCGCCGCCGCCGAGGAGCGTCAGCAGATCATCGCCGGCCGGGGTGCCGCGCTACCCCAGCGGGTGGTTCACCTCCTCGGCCTGGGATTCGCCCTGGCCCTGGAGGTGGTGCCGGTCCTGATCTTCCTCACCGGCGGCAAGCCAGCTGCTGAGTTACCGAGCCTGCCGGACACCGAGTTACCGCCGTCGACGAAGGAGTTACTGGCGACCCAGGAACCTGTATTTACAGGAGAACACGCGGAAGTTTTCGAGGTGGCAGTGCCGGTCAAGTTGATCGAGCAGAAGCCCAAGCCAGCCCAGCCGGGCCGCGACGAGGACCTGCTGAAGGCGCTGCTTGCCGGCGGTGAGGAACTGATGAAGGTCAAGGACTTCGCCAAAGCCCACAGCATTGGCAACACCCGGGCCTCCGCCGTCTACAAGGCAGCAGAAGCAGCAGGCCACATCAGGAAGACAGCAGCCGGCTACGTCGTAGCCTGACCTGTATTAAAGCATACAAGTAAATAAGTATTTAAGGATATGCGATGGAAGCACTCACGAAGCACTCCCTCCTGAAGCACGCCAACACCACCACCTCAAACAGTTCATCTCCGCCACGCCAGCGCTACATCGACGCTGAGTTCGACGCCCTCGATATGGAAAACGGCGTCTACCTGAAGGTGCACTCCGCCGCCGGCGCGACCAAGTGGCTGAGCATCACCAAAGACCAAGTCCAGCGGATCAGAGAGATCCCCAAGGAGTCGCAGCAATGAAGACCGCCCCGCTCTACATCGCCCTGGCCACGCTGTGCCAGCGCTACCGCAACACCGCACGGCAGTTCGCCCTGGGCAACCCCAGCATGGCCGAGCACTGCCTGGAAGAAGCGCACCGACTGGTGCGTGAGTACATGCCGTCAGGCAGCGGCTTCGACGCCGGTACCGAGCTGGTGATCGACGTGTGCGACGAGCGTTGCCTGGTCTTCAAGACCGCCTTCCATCACATGGACGAGCATGGCGGCTACGCCGGCTGGACAGAGCACAAGGTGAAGGTGACCGCTGAGTTCGGCGGGTTCGACATCTACGTCGTCGGCCGGGACCGTGACCAGATCAAGGACTACATCGCCGAGACCTTCCACCAGGCCCTCAACCTGGAGGTCGGCTACCGAGAACTGCCAGACAGCCCGAAAGAACCCGTGATGACCAAGGAGCAGCGTGCCAAGGCCGCCGCGACCATGGCCTTTATGAGCGTCGACGGCGGCCTGCAGCAGAACTGGTTGGCCTACCAGGAAGCCGAGCGAATTGCCGAAGAGTCCGGCAACGAGGAATGCATGGACGCCCTGATGGATGCCGAGTACGCCTCGCCCTGGGCCGCGATGGAAGGGCAGACCCTCAGCGAGTTGCTCGACCTGATCGACTCCCACGCACAGACCATTCTGGAGGCCGCATGAGCCGCGTTAAAGCCATCGTTGAACTTGGCCCGCACCAGGGCAGCCCCTACGCCAACTGGGGCGTCTACGAGGTCGGCCCAGACGCCTTCGAGGATCAGGGGGTATGGGAGCGAGACCTGCAAGAGATCCGGGAAATCCTGGATGACGTGGACACCGGTGAATCGCCGATGGGGAGTTTCATCGACCAACTGGAGGACACCCTGACCCTCGCCTTCGAGCACCTGAACAGCCTGGAGATTCCGACTGGCGAGACCCGGGCGGTACGAAAGGACTTCGTTCTTCCGTACGACCAGGCCCACCGCGAGCTGCGGGACCAGGAGCTGGAAGTGCCGAAGGACAGCATCGACCCGCAGGACTTCTGCATGTCGATCAAGGTGACCACGATCGAGGAGGACGCCTGATGAAATTCCTCGAACCCAAAGGCCGGTACGAGCCGCGCTATGAAGCGACCCTCGACGAGATGTTCGAGGAGATCGAGTTCATCCCCTACAACAAGGGAGTCTCCCCTCGCCGCACCGGCTGGCTGTTCGTCAGCGAAACCCAAATGAGCCGCGGCTACACCGGCGGCTGGTACTACGCCAAGTTCAAGCCAGACCTGATCGAGATGCTGGCCCCGTCCATCTTCAGCAACTCCCCAGAGAATCTGCACGAGGAGTTGAGTGCTGAGCTGGTCCGGTGGGAAGCCGGAGAGATCCGCCTCTACATGAGTTTCCAGAGGATCATCGGCAGCTACTGCATGGCTGTGCTCCGCGAGGAGGACGTTATCGCTTGGCTTGACCAGGCAAGGAAGGTGACCTGATGGATCTCGAAATTCACACCATCCCGGTGATCAGCACCGCACACATTACCGAGGAGGTCGCCCAGCAGCTGCGCCGCAACCCCTACCGATGGTGCGCCGGCACAGCCTTCTCCGACTACGGGTTCTTCCTCTTCCTCGACGACCCGACCCCGGAGCGCGGGGATACCGTACCGCAGTGCCTCCTCGACATCCTCGACTGGCGGATGAAGTTGGAGCGCGAAGGCAAGCTAGACAATTCCCGCTGGGTCCGCCTCGACTGCGACGCCGACCCGGTGGACGGTCTCCCTACCTACGACTGGTGACCCCATGCACGGAACAGTACACAGCGAGCAGCCCCTCGCCCTACACACCCGTATCGGCAGCATCAGCGACGGAGACACCGAGCTGGAGCTGCTGGTCGCCCTGCCGCTGCACACCCCGATGATCGTCCACCCCGACGGCCGCACCTGGACCCTGAACTGGGAGCAGCTGGCCGAGATGGCCTACGCCTCCTTCAACCACGACAAGGTGCTGGAGATAGCCAAGGGGGTGCCATGCCCCGAGTAACCAAGCAGCAGGCAGCCCAGTTCCGCAAGGAAGCCGAGGCCACCCTGGCCCGGCTCGGCGCCGTACTGGTAGACGCCGGCCGCATGTACCTCTACAGCCTCCAGACCCACGCCGGCGAGCTGCGCATCATCATCGACGACGACGGCCTGATGTGCCGGTTCGAGGACGTGCCCAAGGCCAAGGAGGAGCTCTACAGCAGCCTCTACGGCCTGGATGACCGCCTCAACCCCTTCAGCGGCAAATGGAACTGGCACGGCCTCGACTGCCTGCCGGCATTCGAGTTCATCGTTGACCGCGACCTGAAAATCCACACCGAGGATTGCGCATGAAATTCGAGCAACTGCCAGAACAGGCTCAGAAGGTAGTCGCCCAGATGGCTGACCACCTGGCCACTCAACGCAAGGTCTCCGGAAAGCCTGGTTACTCCTGCCTGTACCGTTCACCAAACGGCTGCAAGTGCGCAGTGGGCCTCCTGATCCCTGACGAGCTCTACACCCCCTACATCGAGGACGTCGACATTCAGGCGATCATGGATACCGAGGCCGGCGTGTGCCGTGACATCTCTGACCACCTGCACAGCCTGATGCCTGGCCTGCCCACCAACCAGGTCATGGAGGTTCTCTCCGGAGCTCAGATCTACCACGACCGCAGCAAGACTATCTTCAACCTCCCCAGCTACTCGACAGACCTCGAAAACTACAAGGACTTCGAGCACAAGGACCTGGCACGGATCCTCCGCAACGGAATCGCCGCCAACATCAGCGCGGAGGAGTTTTAGGGTGACGCATGTCGCTCAAGATAACCGTCACGGGCCTGGGCCGGCGAGTGCAGGCTCAAGCCGAGAACAAATAGGAGATCACCATGAACAGTGTCCCGTTTCACCTCTGCATTAGCGGCTCAGTAGAGACTGAGCTCGACAGCACCCTGGCGACTGAGCGCCTTCTCGGGAACCTCGACGCTGCGGTCAGCGCCCTTACTGGCGAGGGCATGATCACTGCTTTCGACGACATGGAGCTGGAGTGTTTCTCATCCCTGGTAAACGCGGGCCCTAACGCGGCCTACGAGGGGTTCCGGGAGGCCGCCACCCGGATTCGGCTGGAGGGCTACGCAGTGGTCGTGTTCAGCCCTGAAGAGCTGGGAGGCGTAGATCCACGCACCCTGCAGAACCGCCTGGTAGAGCTCGGCAACCAAGCTATCGATGACTTGAAGGAGTAGCCCATGACCTGGAAATGCCCCAACTGCGGTAGCAAGAAACTCTCCGTAATGGTCTGCGTATCAGCCGATCTCACCCAGAGCGGTGACAACTTCGAGACCGACCCGAACGGCGATCACGAGTGGGACGGAGACTCCCTGATGACCTGCAGCAGCTGCAACTACTGCTCGGCGTCCCGCCAATTCGACCAGGGCATCAGCGAGGAGCAGGCCCTGGCCCGCATCCTGCGCCACTTGGCCAAGCTGGGCTGGATGCCGGTTGAGGTCTACGACGAGGACGATCCGAGCGACCTGTCCGGCATGTCTGTAGACGAGGTGGTAGAGGAGTGCCGAGCATTCAGCGACTGCCGCCTGCGAGTAAGCAACGATGGCAAGGTGGGCTCCATCTACCTGGTGTGGGGCAACAGCCCTATGGAGCTGATCGCCGATCACACCACCCGATGGGGGCTCGACGAAGCGGTTGACGCAGCGCTGTACAGCATCTGGCCGCTCTACCCGGACCACAGCAGCGAGATCGCCGCGGAGGTGCAGTAGTGGCCATCACCAAAGCAGCAGAGATGAAGGACGCCCTGCGGAACGGCAGCAAGCACTTCTGCCCGGTGTGCCGCAGCGACAAGCTGGTCATCGGGCGTCTTGACGTCATCAGCCCGCTGCATGCAGAGCAGGAGGTCGGTTGCGTAAGCTGCCAATCCACCTGGACGCTGAGCTACGCCTTCAGCGAGATCCTGAAGCTGGAGAGTAACGACCACCAGATGGGGCCGGAGGAGCTACGCGAGAAGTACGACGGCTCCCAAGGCACAAACTGGGGCCAGCACCCCGAATACCCCATGCACGTCTGGCAAGACGAGGTCGCCGGCTTGGACACCAGGCTCGGATACTGGGAGTGGGTGGTGCATCAGCTAGAGGGTGCACCCAATGCCTGACCAACTGCCCATCAGACTGGTCAAGAACGAGGACAAGTCAGTGACCGGATGCCTGCCAGGCGGGAAGGTCATCCACTGGCCCATGTACGCCTCAAACCGCCCCACCCGCCGTAACAAGCGGGTGATGGTCAATTGCTATTGGTGGAAACCGGTCTGGGAGGACCTCGATGCTCTACGCCCTGATGATCCACTTCTGCACAGAAACCCGGTGCGAAGATCACCACCTCAACAACTGGCCGAGCCTTGCCGAGTGCGAAGCTCAGGCTACCAATTACCGTCTGCAGTCCCCC